ACCCAAGAGGTTATTCAATTATTCAGTTTGCTGCAACCGGAACAGTAGCGGACGAGGCATATCATTTAATTCAACCATACGGTAAAGCAGCAGGAGAAGCATTTGGAGATTCTGCTTCATATGCAACCGTTCCATCAATTCGTGAAGCATCTTTGATGATTGCAACTGCGATTTGGCAATCAAGGCAACAAGGCAACGCCGGTGGCGTTGGCGTTGACTTTGCTCCATCACCATTTACAATGGGCTCACAATTACTTGCGCGGGTGAGGGGTCTCCTATCACCTTATCTATCGCCGCGGAACATGGTCGGGTAATGGTTGCCGTTACAACCCTCCGGTCAACATTGGCTGCGGCTTTAGATAATCCTTCGGTATGGGACGTTTATTCATACCCTCCGGCTTCTCCCACAGCAAATTCTGTGATTATTTCTCCAGATGACCCATATCTTGAACCTCAAAACAATGATTACTCAACTATTGCGCCTATGGCTAACTTTAAGATTACCTGCATAGTTCCAATGTACGATAACCAAGGAAACCTTCAAGGTATTGAGGATTTCATGGTGCAGGTATTTAATAAGTTAGCAGATGCCGATTTATCTTTGTCTGTAAAAAGTTGGTCAGCACCAACTGTTTTGGGCGATGAAGTTGGTAGAATGCTTGCTTCAGATTTTTCATTTTCAATCCTAACAACTTGGAGTTAACCATGCATGAACACGATGAAGAGACTTTGGCCTTCTTGAAGAAGATTGGTCAGATAACAGAAACCCCTAAAACCGCCGCTAAGGCAACGAAAGAAGAGGAATAAATCATGTCCGTAATGCTAAATAATGGCGTGGGCGTTAAGATAAATAGTATCGACCTTAGCGACCATGTAAAGTCAGTAACAATTAACCGCACATTTGATGAACTTGAAGTTACAGCAATGGGCGATTCTTCTCATCGATTTACGAAGGGGCTAGAAAGTTCAACTTTGACGCTATCCTTCCTATCGGATACCGCTGCTGCTTCAGTTAACGCTACCTTGCAAGCCGCTTGGGGAACAACTGTAACTGCTGTACTTCTACAAACAAAGGGAACTGCAGTATCTGCAACGAACCCTTTATTTAGTATGTCAATTTTGGTCAACAAAACTACCGACATTAATGGTGCAGTTGGCGATATTGCAACTCAAGACATCACATTTACTGTAAACTCCGTAATAACAGTATCCTCAACAGGTTCATTCTAAAGGAGTAACAAATGGCACAACTTCGCATAACAAGGGCTTCAGGAGAAATTACTATTCACCCAATTACTCCTGCTATCGAATATGCCTTTGAACAAAGTAAGAAAAAAGGTTTCGCTAAGGCTCTACTTGAAGACCAAATGCAATCGGATATCTTCTGGATTTCGTGGGAAGCAATTAGACGTTCAGGTGAGACTGTTCCAGTATTCGGGGCTTCATTTGTCGATACTTTAGCGAAAGTTGAAGTATTGGACGATGACGTCCCAAACGTATAGAGCGCAATTCCACAACCTACCTAATAGCAACATTAGCCGTAAGAACTGGGATTGCGCCTAGCGAATTAATCGAATGTACTCCATTGATGATTAAATGCATCATTGCGGTTTTAGAAGAAGATAATCGGAGGGCAAAGAGTGCCAGTTCAAATTCAAGGTATAGTTGAACTCCGTAAAGCATTAAGACAATTATCTCCCGATTTAGAAAAAAACATGAATCGGGAAATTCGTGCTGCTATGCAACCTGTTGTTAAAAGTGCTAGAGCATACGTTCCAAATGAAATTGTTGGTCTTCGTACCGGTTTTATGTATACAGAAAAACCTCGAAAGATTAGTAAGAATACTTCGGGTTTTGCTCGCAGAAAGTTTCCTAAGTTTAATGCGGCCGAAGTTAAGGCTGGAATCACATTTTCTACACGTCCTTCAAAGCGTTCATCTAAAGGATGGGTTACTGCTTACAGCATTGTAAATAATTCTCCTGCTGGAGCAATTTATGAAATAGCCGGAAGAATTAATCCGGGTGGTCAACCGTGGGTTGGTCTTAAAGGTTCTGCAAGCCATGATTATTCTCATTCTAATAACCCAGACGCAGGAAAACATTTTAATATATCTATGGGCAGTATTGGCATGCATAGTAGAAAAAATAGCATGCGTGGACGTTTAATATTCCGCGCTTGGGATGATAACCAAGGAAGAGCATTAGGAAGGGCAACAAGAGCCATTGATGCCACCGCAACACAATTCAGCCGCCGTTTGGCCTCAATTTCAGCATTTAGGAACGCAGCATGAATAAAGTCGTATTAAATGTAATTACAGAATTTAAGGGATTACAAAACATAAAGAAGGCTGAATCAGCCTTTGATAGTCTTTCACGTACGGTTACACGCTTCGCGGGTGCTTATACTGTTGAACGTTTAGTTCGTTCTTCTCTTCAGGCTTTTATGGAACAAGAGAAAGTCCTTGCAGGATATTCCAATTCCTTAAAAAATCTTGGAGTTAGTTATCAAGATATTGCTCCTGTTATTGACAAGACAACTCAAAAGTTTATTGACCTAGGTTTTCAAGATAATCAAACTATTGAAGGTTTAACCAAGTTAACAACGGCTTTAGGTAATCCTGCTAAGGCTCTTGATGCTTTATCAATTGCAGCCGATTTAGCACGTTACAAAAACATGTCAATTGCAGAAACCTCAACTCTTGTTGCAAAGGCCATTGCTGGAAACTCACGCGCATTTGCTGACCTTGGCTTAAAGATTGATAAAACTTTAACTCCGATGAATGCTTTTGATAAGTTATTAGCCCAAGCAAAACAAAAGGCTGGCGGCGCGGCTGAAGCCTATTCAAAGACTCTTGCAGGTTCATTAGACATTGCTGCTGCCAAGGCAGAAAATGCTTCGGAAAAATTAGGTGGAGCATTAGCCCCATCTGTTCAAAAGTTAGCAGATGCAGCACTCAAATATTTAGTTCCTGTTTTTGGCATATTGGCAGATAACATAACTCCATTGTTGGCTTTGGCCAGCGCGCTTGCAGCAGTTGCCTTTGCTATGAAGGCAGTCGGTGGAGCATCTGCAATTATGTCTGGCGAATTGGCACTTAATCCATTATTCGCCGGTGCAGCAGGAGCAACCGCAACTTACTTTGGAATTAAAGGTTTAATCGCAGGATTAAAAACCGTTCCAGCAAAGATTAAAAATTCGGCTCTTTCTCTTGTCGGAATGCAAATGGGGATTCCAACTGGAACACTTACTCCAGCAAAAACTAAAGAAGATGACGTTAAGAAACTTACTGCTGCTGAAAAATATTTATTGAAATTAGAAAAAGATTGGGCTGCTCAATCAGCCAAATTTGCTAAAGAACAAGCAGTAGCAGACGCAGCAAAAATTAAAGCGGCTAAAGAAAAGGTTGCTTTAGAGAAGGCTCGTTTAACGCTATCGATGGCTGGCAAGGTTGTTGATATTGACCAAGCACAAATTGCCGCGGCTTTAATGAGTAATGCTGATGCGGATATTCGCAATCGTTTATTACTTCAACAAGCATTATTAAATGATAACTCTGTTGAAGCCGCTAAATTAGCACAAAAAATTATTGGAACCCAATTACAAGCGGTAGCACTTGCCGCAATTAACCCCGTAGATGGTTGGACAGGTTCAATTGCTGACGTTATTCAAAGTTTAATTGATTTACAACGCGAATTAGCAAATGTCAGTAAAGTAAATTTAACACCTTCTCAAATATTGGCTTCTGATTATGCAGCAGTTATTATTGACGCTCAAGACCCTTCATTCGATTTAGCCCAACTTGAAACAGATGCGGCTTTAGCAGCATTAGATGCTTTGTCAAGTTTACCGACTTTAGATAGTTTACTTCCAAATAAAAATAATTCAGTAGTTATTAACAATTTTAATGGAAGTGTTTTGACTGAAAGCGGTCTTTCTTCAACTCTTGCTAACCAAAATGCTTCTGGTATTCCATCCAATTTAGTAAGAATTAATCCATTTAGTTCGGGATTTTAATTAGATGAGTTGGTCATTAAACGGCATAACCATTGGTGTTTCGTTCGATTTTAGCAACGGCGCAACTTTCGGATATTCCTTTATTATTGGAGACCCCGCACACGGTGTTTTAGGAACAAATACTCTTGCAGATGTTGCTTCAGATATTGTCGACATTTCAGACCAAGTAAGCAGTATTTCTATTGCCGGTGGTTACAATCTTTTACAAGACCAGTTTCAAGTAGCCCAAGCAAAAATTAGAGTGATTGACGCAGACGGCGCGTGGAACCCCACCAACCCAACCTCACCTTATTTTGGAAAATTAGTTCCTAACCGAAAGATGCGTGTCTTTGCGACTTATAATGGGACTACTACATTTTTATTTTCAGGGTATACCCAAGCATACGATTACTCATACCCAAAAGACCAAACAATAGGTTATGTAGACATAAATTGCGCGGATGCATTTAGACTTTATCAACTTAGCAATGTAACTAATATAACTGGACAAGCCGCTGGACAAGATTGTGGCACAAGAATCAATAAAATACTTGACACAATTCAATGGCCTACTTCTTTACGTTCTATAACAACGGGTGGAACTCCTACGCTTCAAGCCGACCCCGGAACAATTAGAACAGCCTTGGATACATTAAAAATGGTTGAATTTACAGGCCAAGGCGGTTTTTATGTTAACGGCGAAGGCGATGCAGTTTACAAAACCAGAACTCAAATTCAGAAAACTAACGGAGAAAATCCAACTTATTTCAGCAATGCTGGTGATGGTATTGGTTATAAAACTATTAAATTTGCCTTAGATGACAAATTAATTATTAATCAATCCAATATTCAAAATATTGGCGGCGTGATGCAGACAGTTGTTGACGATACATCGGCGGCTAAATATTTTCCACACAGTTATACTCAACAAAAAGTGTTAGCCCAAACGGATGCAGATGCTCTTGATATTGCTCGCATTTACACGGCTACACGTAAAGATACAACAATCAGAATTGATTCACTTGTCCTAGATTTAACAACCCCAGATTATGCAGCAGGCATTACAGCCGCACTTACTATGGATTATTTTAATACTGCCAGAATTAAGAACGTGGGTCAAGACGGAACAATTATTGAGAAAACCCTGCAAGTCATGGGAACTGCCTACGATATTACCCCAAACACCTTCGCGGTAACTTTAACCACGTCCGAAACTATATCCGAGGCTTTCCTCATTGGAAGCACAACCTTTGGTATAATCGGACAATCTATGATGACCTATTAGGAGCAATAAATGACAACAGGTATGCCAGCCTCTACCGGAGACGTGCTTTCCGCGAACATGTTTAATGGCCTTGTAGCCTTTACAGTAAACGCAGATGCAACAACCGATTATACAGCGGTAATCGCAGATGCTTATCAAGTTTTAGTGCCAATGAATAAGGCAACGGCAATAGCATTTAAGATACCAACCAACGCATCGGTAGCCTTTCCAACTGGCACGGTAATTACAGTATTAAACAAAGGTGTTGGAACGGTAACAATTAGTGCAGTAACTTCAGGAACAACCACAGTTTTATCAGGTGGAAGTGTGGCTGCTCAACCGACTCTTGCCCAATATAAGTCTTGCGCTTTGATTAAACTTTCAACCGATTTATGGTATGTAGTGGGCAGTATCGGATAATGATAGGAAATGTAATTGCAGCAATAGTTCCTCAACCTGTAACTAAAGTTTCAGCCGTTGATTATTTAGTTGTCGCTGGTGGCGGTGGTGGCGGATATTATGCTGGTGGCGGTGGTGGTGCAGGTGGTTTTAGAACTGCAACTGGACTATCAGTTAGCGGTTCATTTACAGTAACAGTAGGAGCCGGTGGCGCAGGTGCATACGACCCTTCTCCAGTATCAGTAAAAGGTAGCAATTCAGTTCTTTCAACAATCACTTCAACTGGCGGTGGTTCAGGCAATTCTGGAACTGGTAATGGTGAGGCCGGCGGTTCGGGTGGTGGTGGTGCGGCAAATGGTTCAGCAGGAACAGGTGGCGCAGGAAACCAAGGTGGATATTCCCCAGTAGAAGGTTACGCAGGTGGTACTGGATATTTTGCATCTGCATCTTCAACTGCCAACCGTGGTGGTGGTGGCGGTGGTGCATCTGCCGTTGGTGCAAACGGAACTGCAAATACAAACGCAGCCGGTGGTGCTGGAACTTCAAACTCTTATAGCGGTTCAGCCGTAACTTATGCCGCCGGTGGTGGTTCTTCTGGAAATGCAAGTTCTCCTTCAGTTGGTGCAAACGGAACTGCAAATACAGGCAACGGTGGTCAAGCGGGTTCTTATGCTGCAAGTCAGCGCGTTGGCGGTAATGGTGGTTCTGGAATTGTAATTCTTAGATATTCCAACAGTTTTGGTGATTTAACTTCTATTGGTGGTGGTTTAACTTACACCTTGACTAATACAGGTGGTTATAAAATTTACCAATTCACAGCAGGAACAGGAACGGTAACAATCTAATGGCTCATTATGCGTTTTTAGATAAAAATAACATAGTTACCGAAGTTATTACTGGTAAAGATGAAACCGAACTTATTGAAGGTTTAGACCCTGAAACTTGGTATGGAAATTTTCGTGGTCAAATTTGCAAGCGCACTTCATATAATGCCAAGATTCGTAAAAATTATGCTGGTATTGGTTTTACTTACGATGAGACTCGTGATGCATTTATTGAGCCTGAACCTGCTAATGCACTAGGTTTTGATGAAGAAACTTGTCGCTGGATAATTCCAAACATTAAAGATGGTCAAGCGTGAAACCTTGGTTATGCAAAGCCGGTGTTCAACTTCGTGAGCAAATAGATGACCATTTCGCAGATAGAGATAGGCGTTCCGATGGGTGGATTGGGGATGCTCGCCACGCAGCGGCTAAGTCAGACCATAATCCTTTGCCACCTTCTTTGGTCGTTAGAGCCATTGACATTGACGCAGATTTGGGTGGGGCAGCCAACACAGCAGCCTATCTTGCTAATCAAATTAGGCTTGCCGCGAAGACAGACAAACGTATTGCCTATGTCATATTCAATCACAAAATCGCATCACCCATCCTTAACTGGAAATTTCGCAAGTATTCCGGCATCGACCCACACACCTCACACATTCATATCTCGTTTACGGCTAAAGGTGATGACGATGGTGCTTTTTTTGAAATACCTATATTAGGAGGCAAAGTATGAAAAACCCTATATTCCTTATGTCAGGTGCATTCTTAGCGGCTTGGGCTGCTTCGAACTTTGCTATTGACTATCGCGCTGTGCTTTGGGCAGTTCTAGCCGGTGTCTTTGGATACGCGACTCCTAAGAAATGACAATTTCTAGCGCACAATATTCAGTCGGCACAACTCGTTCAGTCGTTATTGCAGATGATTTATTTCCCGAAGAAGTTCATCTCCATTCAGGTTCAGGAACTATTTATATTGGCGGTGCGGATGTTACCGCTGCTAATGGTTACAGAATGGACAACGGCGATAAGGTAGTCCTGCAAAATCATGACAACCCCGTTTATGCCATAACTTCATCCGGAACTGCCATTCTTTACGTATTGCTAGTGCAAAAATGAGTCAATCAGATTTTTTTACGCTTTATATATCAACAGTAGCGATAATTGGTGGCCTTGCAGGTTATGTAATTACTCATTTATTGTCTGAAATTAAGCGACTTAACTCGCGTGTCGATGAGATTTACAACATACTCTTAGAGCGATAATTTAGACATGGCGCGTAAAAAGGTTATTGACGTTACTGATTACTCCGCATTAGACCAATACTGTATTGGGTTAAACGAGTATTACAAATCACTACGTAGAGCCGGTTTTACCGTAGACCATGCACTTTATTTAATAACTGCACCTCAAACCTATCCGGCAACAATCCTGCCTACACCCAATTGGTTGCCAGACCAACCCGGCTATTACGAGGATGACGAGGATTAAACTTGAAAAAAATCTGCATTGTGCCAGACTTACAAGTTCCGTATCATGATGCAAGAGCAGTAAAAACACTCGCTAAGTTCATTGCTAAACAAAGATTTGACCAAGTAATAACCTGTGGTGATGAGATAGACCTTCCCCAAATCAGCCGTTGGACAGAAAACACACCCGGCTGGTATGAACAGACTCTTGCGGCCGATAGGGATGCCACAGTAGAGATACTTTATGATTTACAGGTAACTGACATGATACGTTCCAACCATACAGACCGGTTATATAACGTAATTATGAAGAAGATTCCAGCCTTCCTTTCGCTTCCAGAACTTAAATTTGAGAAATTTATGAAGATGGATGAACTTGGCATTAAATTCCACCGCGCACCATTGGAAATTACAAAAGACTGGATTGTTATTCATGGCGATACAGGAAGCGTAAAACCTACACCCGGTCTTAGCGGTTTAGAAAATGCCCGTAAAGCGGGTAAGAACGTCATACAAGGACATACCCATAGGGCAGGACAATCTGCCTTCTCCGAGGGCTCTGGAGGCGTTTTAGGGCGTGTTCTACGGGGTATCGAAGTCGGACACCTCATGGATTATAAAAAGGTTTCATATACC